CTTGTCATACATCTCCTCAATCTCCGGGTAACTCCTTGCAATCTCTGCGATTTCCTCCTCAAACATCCTTATAGCAACAGACGACGGTTGCTTCTTGGATATGAGGTTTACCATCTTTTTCATCACGGAGGTCAAAAATCTCTCCATATAGAACCTGTCTGCGGCATCTCTTGTATTCTCCCGTGCCTGTTGCATTTGCAACGCCTGTGGAGTCCTACCATAACCCGCGTCGGTTTCCTTGGTTACTGTTGTATCCGATGTACCAAACAGATTAAAAATTGAAGCATTGGCTGTCCGGAGTGTGTTATTAAACGTAGAAATACCTTGCGGAGATAGATTGATAGTCCTGACGGCATTGTCTATCTGCCCCCTAACTAACCACTTCTCGGCCGCACCCCACTTGATAGAACTCATTGCAGCGATGTTGTCCTTGTTTATCAGTGCGGGCGGAAAGATAGACATTTTTACCCCATCCAAGTACAGATTCCACACAGCATTGATAGTCTTTTGCATAGACTCTCCCCGTTCCATATCCCCCATGCCAGATATATCATCAAGCAGGGGCATGGAATACTTACGAACGATAGGCAATTCCCCATTCTTGTGTGGGTTTTCGATGTCCCTAAACTCCATGTCCGCATCAACGCAAAAATCGACCCATCTATCCCCCTCGAATTGAGTTAAAACCTCAAAAAACCCCATGCCTTTAGCCGTCGAAGTATTGGGATATTGTGTTTCCCCACGCTTAGATTGGTCTTCGGAGGTACGGTTTTGTTTGGAACCAGATTTATCCTTTAATCTACCCACAATACTAGAAATGTTTTTGAAACCATCCTTCTTACCCAATCGTTCAAAATAAGATAGGGGTTGCCACGTTCTTACGATAACAAAATCACTATCCTCGAGAGAAACAGCCCCCGCCTGGGGAAACACGTCACGAACATTTAATAGCCATATATCTGGACCAGCATACCCGTTTGAGCGTACGTCCCAATCCACGAGAACATCGAACGCTCCGTAGACATTAGAATACATATCGACCATCCTTAGCTTAGTTAAAAAATCGAACTGAGCGTTGGCATTTGGAACGACGTACTTATCTAAAATCAAATTCTTCAACCTAGCATCTCCGAGGTCATTCTTAGAAATGCCCCTCACTTTACCGACGGGAAGTTGTGCCATAACTCTGTGGGCACGCTCTATTATGAGTGTTGATAGGCGATGGTCAAAAATCTGAGATTTAGTCCTACTAGATACAGTGTCGTTTAACCTACCATGAAAAAGATCCTCCATACTATCCCAAACCTCTCTTTTAGTAGAAAGGTTATCATAGGACGCTTGAAATCTCGATTTAATCTCGTTTATAATTGTGCTCATAAGAACAAAAAAAGACGAGCACATAATATAGCTCGTCTTAATATACATTTCAGTATTTTCGACTCAAGGTAATTATACAACCGACGTCATTCTGTGTCAATACGCGTTCCGGAATAACGCCTTCTGCGGTTTTTTACTATGTTGAGCGTTTCCGACACTACGACACCGTTTTTTACTTCAAAGTTGAAGGTTATTTGCCCAAAGGGGGTTGTCTGTACTTCTCGTTCAAGAATGACGTGAAACAGTAAGTTCTTACTTAATAGTTGTGCCAGTGGGGTGGTATTTATCTGTTGCATATTTCTTTCGTACATCCACGTACTCCACAAACGAAACATCTACAATATTTCCGCCATTAATCCTAAGGGTGAAGGTAATCTGACCGGTATTCTTTTCCGCGATACTTGCTTCAATATCTGCGTGTGCGGGAACATTCGACTCCCTTATGATTAGATCATAGTTCATTTAATAAAGCCCCTCCTTAGAAAACATTACCGTATCGTCGGGTGGCATGTCCCAATCATAACTAACCTCGGGCTGTTCGGTCTGAAACAACTGCCACGCAATAGCGTGCGAAGATTAAGTCGTCGTGCGCGTTAATCTCGGCCGCCGGGCGACCGTTCGGGGTTATGATGAAACTCAAGTGTTCTTTTATAGTTTCCCTATCGTAAATAGTTACCAACCTTCCATCCACAGCCTGCTTCCAATCACCGAGTAAAATTGGGCGGGTAGCCGCATTTGTCTGATACCCGTACTTCCCCGTAGGCTCGGACTCTACCCTTCCTACGGATTTCATAACATATAAACGATATTTATTTAATCTATTCAACACGGAAAGGCGTTCCATCTCAGAAGCCCCCCCGTTATTAGACTCAAAGGCCACCACCGGGGGAACACCTGTAACGTCAAAAATCCTCTCAAGAATAGGAAATATTGCCGCAGTCATCTGTGCCGCAACACCGCGGGAGTGGTAAATCAGAGGAATATCTAGACTGCTCTTGGAAAGAAAAGCGCACGCACCGTAATCAGCACCCCCCTGAGAACAATCCCCACCTACGAGGATAAACTCCCCCTGTTTTAAGGGACGAAATTGCCTAAAGATATATAGCCCCCTCCTTTGTAGGTTCGCGTACCCCCGCAAGTAGGGTACTTAAAACATCGGTATCAAAAAAACACTGGCCGGTAGTCAAAAATGCCTGTTCAGCCGTTTCTGGGTACTCCTGCACATACAGCCTTCCCAACTCCCTTTTTCTTTGCTCCAAAAACTCTTGGGGGTAAAAACTAGACGCACTAAAAAACAACGGGTTGAAACCCGTCTCACCACGCACAGAATCGTCCCAAAACTCCTTGAATTCGTTGTACCCGTTCGCCGTGGTCTCTATGACCACCCTACCGTCCGGTCTAACGGCTTGCAAAGCTCCCGCCATCAATCTTCCAAAATGCTTAAAGAATGCTGCCTCGCTCATGTGTAAATTCTTTATAGTCTTGGAACGCCCAAAGTCCGTGTTCTCGGCAGTTCCTATTTGGTATTTGGAATTTATGGCCTCGTTTACTAGCTCGTACTTAGAATTATACTTTAATGGTATTTTAAAACCATTCTTTTCCTCGTAACTTTTGAGCGAAAACTTAACCCGATCTAACAACCCCTCAGCATTATCTGATATATCCGCAAGAACCACCGAGTATGAGTTTGGGTCGAGTATAAAATCTGTTGTAAATATCCCCCCGACAAGAGAACTGAAACCTTCCTGACGAGCTTTTAGTACTATATCTCTCCCGGTTGCCTGTTTTACAAACTGCTGTTGTGGAAGATTGAGAAAGAAAGGCACCACCTCACCCTGTTTATTCACAATCTCGAACTGTTCCTCTATAAATCGTTGATATTTTTCAAATACCATACTCAGATTTTTGTTTCTGGATTATATTCGCGATATTCACCTGTACACCGAGAGCGTCTGTCTCTACCCCTAGCAGTTTTCCCAGCTTGTCGTGATAGGGTTTTATGGTCTTATAATCAGGCTCTCGTTCACCTGTAAAATCGTTCCACTTCTCGGCATCAATAGCGTTTCTTAGCACCGCGAAATATTTCTCATGGTCCAACCCATATGCCGCCGCAACAGCCGCCACCGGGATTTTGGATAACATTCTGCTTCCGTTTACCTGCGCAGTAACATCCAAGCAGTCTGGGTGGAGCTCCTTATAAGTCTTTGTGGCATTCCGGTCGTTTTCCAACCACTTTAGGAAAAATACTAACCGCTCCTTTGAACCAAGCACGTTCTCTAGTTCTTCTAATGAAGGCAGATTTTCTTTCACAGAATCCATATGTTTGTTAATTATACCACCATATAAAGTATGTAGTTTTGGATTACGACAAGAAGGTTTACTAGCGTGAATATTCTTACCGCCGGACGCCCTAGCTTGAACCTTTTAAGCACGAAGTAAGCAAGCATAGATAGCGTCAGATTAAGCACGACGAATTGCCCGTAGGTCAGGCTCTCAAGAAGTCCCCGGTTGAAAGGAATACCCTCGACGGACGTACCCCACTTCGTTACGTTTAGGTACGTTGAGTGTAAATCTAAAAGTCTTGTTAAGAAAAATATCATAGAATCATATAAATAAATATAAACACGGCAAACAAAAACCCACAACCTATTGCTATCGCCGTAACATCTTGTTCTGGGTTGATCGTGGTTACTTCGTCCGGTTCGGCGAAGAATTCTTGTAGCGAAAACCAAATTTCTTTCCAAAACTTATTTTTTATTCTCATCGGGGTCTCCTCTTATCTCTTTCCAAGGAAAATCAGGCACAGAGTGTCCGTGAGTCCAATTCATAAATATTGCACTATTACATTCTGACTCCCACTCATCGCATCTTTTATCAAGAACTCTTATAGTTCCGTCATTATACTCAACTGTTACTTTTATTAGTTTCTTTACTTTCTTTCTCATTCCCCCTACCCCCTTTAGTTTGTGATAGGTTAAATAATGAAGGTGTCGTAGCCCTTATCCTTTCCTCTGCTATTTTTACATATTCGGGGTTTAGTTCTATTCCAATATAGTTTCTACCCAACTCTTTACAAGCAACGGCAGTTGTTCCGCTACCGATACAGGGGTCTAAAACTGTATCCCCCTCGTTACTACTTGCCCTTACAAGATAACTGAATAGTTTTAGTGGTTTCTCTGTGGGGTGCTGTTTGTTAGTTCCACTTGGGAAGTCCCACACGCAGTTTTTACAATGCTCGTTGAAAACCCCATTTTTCTTTTTGAAATATACGCAGTATTCTGCACCCGATAACCATATAAAATCCCCGTTCATAGGGCTTGGGTTAGTCTTTCGCCAACAACACAACCTTGTTGATAAACCGCTTTCTCTAACTAAACCCACTATCTCGCTTATCTGTTCCCACCCACAGAAAATGTAACAGCTTCCCTTTGTTACCCTTACACACTCTTTTACAAATGTTTCCAAATCAAAAGTTATAATATCTGCATCTCCCTTGTCCAAAGACCTCAACCCGTTGTCATCTCTGTTTACACCATCGTAGGGTATGTCGGTTAAGATAAGTTCAACCGAGCCGTTTTCCACCCCCTTTAACACCTCCAAACAATCCCCTTGTATTATCTTATTTACTTCCATCTTCTCCCCCTTTAGTTTGTGATAGGTAGGTTTCAATCCACTTATACAAGTCGTAGCCGTATGTGTAGCCATCAACCCAGCCCTCGTCTGTTAGATACTTACCAAACCCCCTCACAGCTTCCCCTCTTTCCTTTTGTACTTCGGTGTTTGGTGTGTATCTCTCAAGAATATACTTCTGTACTTCGGGATATTTTGATAAAACTTCTGCAACTCTTTTTATTTCCTCTATCTGTTCATCTATAATTTTCATTCTGTCTCCTTTTGTTTGGTTTTGAGGGCTAAAATCAACATTACCGCTTCCTTCCTATCAATAAGTGCTGACTGATAGTCATCATCAACCACTTCTTTGTCCATATTCTGTAACACCTCAATTACCTTATCTATTACACTATCCCAGCTATCTTTGGTGGGTTGAAGGGCTTTATCCTGAAACCTTAATATTAAATCAACTAAGGTACTAAATACCTGTTTTGTGGATAACACCGACATCTCCTTCCCAGCCCTCTTGTAAACCATAAAATTATTGTTAAACTCTCGGAGTTCATTCTTTAAAATCTGTTCTTCTATCTCTCTGGCTGTATATGGTTTCATTTTTCCTCACTTCCATTTAACTTATTACTGCTATCTTTGGTGGGTTTGAGATACGAACTAAATCTATCTCTGATTTGGGTTCTAATACGCACTAAATACCCCTGCCCGTCAGAGGTGCTTTTATTTCCTATATCTTCAAGGAACTCCA